AAGAAATTGGGTCGGGGTCAATGTGTTTGCCTTATAAAAAACTGGTTCTATATTTCGCACTGGGTTTTTTTGCATTGACTCGTGGCGTGAGTGTTGGCGGTGTTGGTTTCGTGCGGTGACGTATCGGTGGCCTTTAATGTTGTTGCAGTTGGCGCAGCATGGTGCAAGGTTGTCCAGGCTGTGATCTCCGCCTGCGTCTAGTTCCAGTATGTGATCGACTGTGTCTGCGTTGGGTTTGCCGCAGTATGCACAGTCTGGTTTGTTGGCTAAGACTTTGCGTCTGTTGGCTGTGTACTGGGGGTCTCGGTGTGCTTTGCTCATGCTCTCGCGCCTTCGGCTTGAGCTAGCGCGGCGCAAGCGCCTTGCTCTCGTTCTCTTGTGGTCTGTTTTGTTGTCGGGTTCATGTTGCCTCGGTCTTTGTTTGTTAACGGTATGTCATCTGTGCGAGCCTAATGCGGTAATGCTCACCCACGGGTTGCCTCAGTCCGTTACCTCATTACCTACCTGATTATGTTTACAGGTCGCCTCGACGCTTTGCCTGACACCATTTCGTGTTGCATGTTTCAGGGCGCGTCGATCTACCCACGTCACCGTGTTTTATACCTTTCACCTTGCGAGGGGTGTAGGCCTTGAGACTTATTTGGTTTTAAGTAATGGTTGACGCAGGTAACTGGCTATCCAGTCAAGGTCAGCAGGCCGCCACACCCAGACAACTGCGCCTTGTTCGAGGACGCTTAGCCATCTGCTTTGTAGCGGTGAGACCTTGCCTTTGTCGCTTTTGAGTTCTGCGAATATAACACGCCCACTGGGGTGCGCTAGTACGAGGTCGGGGAAGCCGTGGTCGCCTAGCTCATGTGTTGCCCAGATGCCACGTCTGTTCATTGATGGCAGCGGATGATGTACAAGCCAGCCTGATGCCTTAGCGATGCTGATAACGATCTTTTGGAAGTCTGCTTCTTTCACTTCCATGCCTCAATAACACGGCTTGCCTGTGATGCGGTCAAGGTCTCAAGGATGACATCGTTGACACCTAGAAACGCGTGCAGCTGCTCAAGTGTTTCGCCTTCGTCCCAGCCTTTGCCACGAGCAAGCGCCTTGATGTAGGTCTGCTGCTTTGGGCTAACAAACGCGCCTGCTGATGGCTGAGGCTTTGCTACAGGCTGACCTGAGCCAACTACAGCGCGCACAGGCACAGTGCGCTCTACTTTTTCCATTTCTTGCCTTGATGGTCGAGGGCCAGCAGTACCGATCGGGCTGTTGCTAATCATGCGGCCTATAGCACTGGTTTCACAGTTCTCTACAAAACTGGTCGCGTTAACGCCACGATCTGACACTGTTTCTTCTGCATACCCGGTGGCGATTAGCCGATCATCGTCGTTGTAGCCTTCGGCGCTCATCACAACAGTTGTGCCGTCGTAACGGTAAATCTGTGTTTGTATGCGTCCGTTCGGATATGCAGCCCACCAGCGCACAAGTCTGTCTGCCACTGTCTCGTAGTTTGCTAAATCAAAGCCCATTTTTTCTGCCTTTTCTCTTCGCTTATTGTCGGTCTCTATTGCTCTGGCTGTTCGCTCACGATGTTTTATCGTGCGGTCTGATGGCACATATCTGCCAAAACTGCTATAAGCCAAGTGATGCCAATAGTGCTATGCCTTGCGGCGTAATTTTGCACACACGCTGATCTGAGCCTGTAGTTGCTTTGCGTGCGTTGCCTGTTTCAGCAATGTAGTTGGCTGCGAGTAGTTCACCGACGCGCTTCCAGTAGCACGACTTTTCTAGTTTGCTTATGACTGATGCTTCCTCGGCTGTGAGATCGGTGTGCGATCGGTACGCGCATAGCAAGCGCAGTGTCTGGTTTATGCGGCGCGGCTTTACCTGTTCGGCTGCTCGATATGACGTGGGGTGATCGTTGCTGCGTGTAAGCGGTGTGACCGAAATGGTTTCTTTGTATCCGGCTAAACCGATAGTGGCTTGAAATAGTTGTAGGTCTGACATGTCGGGTGTCCTTTGTTCGGGTGTACTGGAATGATGTTAGATGATGAGTTGGCTGAGTTCGGTGATGGCGAGCTGTAGAAAGTTTGCGCGTGGGTCTTCCATGCGGCGTAGGTCATCGCGTAGCGCTTCGAGTTCGCCTACAAGATGGTAAAGGTGTGATGCCTTTGATCGCCTGACATGGTTCGGTGTAAACAAATCGTCGATCATGCCCATCATCGCCCGGGTGTGCTGAGTAATCCCAGTCTCGGGATAGATGCTGTTTATTTCGCTGTCGCCCATGGTGCCCATCCTGAATTGTTGTATATAGCAAGGGTGGCGCGCAGTGAGATCGTGGCGTTAAACAGGTCGCTGCATTCTTCCAAAATGCCTTTTTCTTGTAACCAGCCAATAGGCCATTGCGAGTTAGGCAAACACCAAAAGCCGTTAATTTGTGTCAAGCCGTAGCTGCCGCCGTTCGGGTCGCTCTCATTGTGCGCTGTGGTCTGGCATCGAGACTCGCGGTGCATTACTAGGTCAAGTGTGCCGAGCTGATCGGCTGGGAAGCCAAGGTCAAGGGCGAGCTGTAGGGCATCGTCACAGGTGGCGATCGTAGTGATCGTGGTAGTCGGGGCGACTGTCGTTGTGACGGGCAGTACGGCCTCGTAATAGGCGGCTGGGATGATGTTGCTTTCTGCCTCTGGAAGCGTCCTAGCAACGCCTAGGAACGTCGTAAACGCCCAGATGGTACTGATGATGCCTGCGATTATTTTGGGGGCTGTAAAGATCATTTTTTCTCCAATTGGTATGGGACGCCCCAGCTGCCTGAAGCGTCCTTAAATGCGAGCTGCGAGTGCAGCACACGACCGTCGAGTGGGTCACGAAATATCTGAACCATGACTTGCTGACCTGTTTCTAGGTTTGAGGTGTACACCTCGTAGATGTAGGTCTTGGCGTCCATGGTTTTCGCTTGCCTTCCGTCGGTACATCGACCCTAGGCAAAGGGTGTGACTAAAGCAAGGATTTAGCCTGTTTCCATTGCTGCACAAGGGCTGGAACACGATCGCCAACGTAGTAGAAGATGTGCCAAGGTTCGGATTTGACTTCCCATGTGAAGCCGTAGGCCTGAATGTTTTTGAGCATGAAGTCCATGCGGTCTTTTGCTGATGCGTCGCTAATGTCAATTGCTAGCCCAAGATTGTGGCGTGATGTGCCAGGTGCAGCCATCATCGCGTTACCTGGCTTTAGGTAGTAGGTGACACCGTTCCATGTTTTTGTTGATGCGCCTGCGATCGGCTGTGTCTGGTAGCGCGCAAGAAAGCCAGCCTTTTGTGTCGCTGTGCTTCGATAGCAGTCGACGCTTGACGTGGGCTTAAAGGTTTTGACACCTGCCGCGAACGCTGCATCGCGTAACGCCATGTATGCGTCAGCTGCTAATGGGTGCAGTTTGCCGTATGGTTTGACATCGACGAGCAGCCCTGCTGGTAGTTCACCCGGGGTTACATGCTGCAACGTGGATGGTAAAACCAGTTTGTGGTAGTGCCGTTCTAGTTGTGCAGGTACAGCGGTCAGCGTCGGTGCTTTAGGCTTCGGGGTTTTTGCCGATGCCATAAGCCTTGTTCTTCGGGTTGACATAGCCGATAAACAGTGGTGCTACAGCTGCAATGGCTGCACCGAGTAGGTCGTTGGGGTCGGTGTTGCCTGACATGTAGAGCGCTACTGCTGCTGCAATGGCGCTGTTGATGTAGGTAGAGATCATTGCTTTATCGCTGGGTTTCATCTGTTGCTCCTGTCGGTTTGGCTTTTTTCATTCCGTTAGATGCTAATAGGCCGCCAAGTGATCCAGTGAGAAACACGACAACGGTCGATAGAAGGTCTATAAAAGCTGCGTCATTGGGGGCTTGCTCGAGTGGCTGATTGACAAACAGTAGGCCGTACACGAATCCCAGCACGATTGCGGCGAAGCTGATTGACATAGTAATGCCGACTATCAGGATTAGTCGTGCGTGTTTATCCTCTGGCGACATCGCAAGCCGTCCTCGTAAAGCACCTATTTGGCTCAATGTTGACTCTTGTGCTGGAGCATCCATTTAAGACCGCCGCTACAACTGCAACCATAAAAAGAAGCGCGGCATATTTAGCCAACGAGCGCAGCACGAAGTTCGGCTTCAGTTGGTTGTGGTTCTGGGTTTTCCCACAATTCAATAACTGGGCCAAGAACAGCCCAACCCGTATTAAAGCCAAGATTTTTTAAGGCTTGTACTACTTGATCGTTTGTTAAAATTGCGTCAGCCATACTGTTTAACCTGCAATTTCCATAAGAGTAATTGTTGATTTGCCTTGTACAAATTGTGTGTAAACGTTTCCTGACGCTACTAAACCGTTTGCAAATTGTGTTTTGTAGGTTACGGCCGATGTTGTTGCTGGGCTGTCTAAATAATTGTAAGTGCTTACCTGCCAAGAATAAGACGCCGTGTTAGTCCAACCCATGCGACCGTGATAAACGCCTAAATCTGTTGCACCCCGAAACAATTTTAGTGCAACACAATTAGCGATATTGGTGTCGTCTTTCCCGATATTTTGTGCGATTTGTACTAGAACTTTGCTGCTAGTTGATGATGGCGTAATAGCTAACGATAGGCCAGTATCTGCAAAAGTCATAACGGCCGATGCTGCCTGCACGGCGTATTCTGCGCTAACAACTTGCAAGACAGTGCCAACAGCAACCCAAGCAGACCCGTTATAAACTAAAGTCTGATTAGTGCTTTCCAAATAGGCATATTGGCCTTCAGCAAGTGTCTTTTCGCCTGTGCCGCCAAACGCCGCATCGCGCGCCGTCGAATCTGCGAACACGGGGATCCCAGAATTCGTGACGCTCAGATCGGCTGCTGTGAGGACTTCGCCAGCGACGTAGGCCGGAACGAATGTTGTTGCGTTTGCTCCCATAATGCTCCTTATCCTAAGACATTTTCTGTGTCGATTGTGCCATATACCAGATCATCCAAGATCAGCTCAAAGACGAGCGTCGTTGGGCTGGTAAATAGGGTTATGCGGTGGCCTGTAAACAGGTCGATCTCATGCTGTATGCCTTCAATTGCTAGTTCTTGCGCTAGCTGCGTGATGCTGTTGCCGCTCGTAAAAGACTTTTCTACGCTAACAGTGTCGCCGATCTCGAGGATTGCCACTACGTCGCGCTGGGCATCGGTAAGAGCTGCGAACGGGGTTGACACATTTGTGTAACGCGCCTCAGGCTGGCCTACGAGCAGGTAGTTGGCAAGGTCGAGCGCTGCTGTGTCGTTGTGAACTAGCGCGTCGCTAATGGCTGTGGTCTGAATAAAGTAGGTGGCCTGCGATGTTAAGTCCTCGGCGATCTCTGGGCTTGTAGCGCCAGCGTGTTGCACTGCCGCCCTGTTAATGACCTGATTCGCCTCAAAAGAGATGCCCACGTTGTCGTAAGGGATGTTTGTGCCGTCATCATGGAAACTGGCTGCTGGCGCAGACAACGTAGTCCCGACTCGATCTTGGAATGTGAACACCCCGTCACGCGCACAGAATATGCGACCCTGCACACTCTCGTTAATTTTTGCCATGTAGGCAGCGACCGACGTGCCGTAGGGGACGGTGTACGCGGACGCACCGCCTAGCAGGATGGTTGATGTTTCTAGGTTTCGTTGTCCTGGCAGTTGAAACGCGTTTACTTCTGGCAGGTCTAACACTGCTTCTATTCGCACGTTGGCTAGTTCTTCGTTGACATTGAACTCGTCCATGTAGGTCTGGCTCAGCAAATAAAAGTCATCGGCGCAAGAAACAGAAACTGTGTCAAGGCCGCCGAGATTGAAGTTGTAGTTGTAGTCAACGATGTAGCCGTTAAACAGTTGCTCGCCTTCGCGGCTGAGGATTACTTTGCGCATCGGCGCTAGACCCGGCACAGCTTGATCGGTGTCGTAGTAAGGCGACTGGGTATCAAACGGGTTAAAAATGCCGCCCGTGAATGTGTCATTTAGATCAAAACTCATCGTGCCAGCAGTGAACTGGTCGCCGATGTCTCTGCGTCCACGGAACACGCTGATGCCTGTAGCGCCGTCGATCACGGACGCAAACTCTGTCGTACCGTCCAGCACATACTCGGTGTTATTAAGCACAGCCTTTAGTGGGTCGTCAAGCGTAAACGCGTCTACAAGGAAGCCTGTGGCGATTTGTAGGTCATATGACCCTGACTGGACGATCGTGGCAGCCATTAGGCGACCTGTATTTGTGCTGGGCCGTCTACTCGGTTCATGGCTTTAATGCTGTTTACTACAGCGCGACCAATGTCTGCTGATGTAGCTAGACCGCCGTTGACATTGACCGTGATCGGTGTGCCGCGCTCAACCATAAACTGGTCAAACAGGCTGGAAAAGTCTGCTGCGTTGCCTGTGATGCCGTAGTTGCCGCCCATGTTGCCTGCATAGTTTTTGCTTAGGTCTAGGACGCTTGAGGACTTGCCACCGCCGCCGCCAGCAACTGGGGCTGGGGCTACTAGAGCCGACTCAATCATTGCCATAGGGCTTGAGCCAATAGAGCCTGTGCCACCTTCACGCGCGAAGCCTGAGCCTCGAGCAGCTGGCGTGTCTAGTTCTGGCAGTGCTGTGTAGTCAAGCATTGGGACTAGCGGTATGAGGTCAATGCTGACACCCGGTATTACGTTAAGCGCGTTAATTAGTTGGTTTAGTCCGATAATCGCGGCATTAATAATTTGGTTTATACCGTTGGCAACTACTTTCACCGAGTTGTACACGCCGACAGCAAACTGCTTAAACGGCAACATAAACTCTGCAATTGCTCGAGGGCCTTCGCGGTACAGCTCGTACAGCGCGGCAAGAGTAATCATGACTACGCCTAAGCCTTTAGCCAAGACACCAGCCGATAGCGAGACCGTGGTGAATGAGCCTGCCAGCACAGCGTTGGCTGCCGTAATGACAATCTGTAAGGCGTTGTAAGCCTTCATAGCAATGTTTGCGGTAACTATGGCTGCGGTCATGGCTGCGATAGCGCCGATCACAATTAGCAGTGCCTTGGTGTTGTCTTGCAAGAAAGTCGTAAAGTCCAGAACTAGCGGCAGCATCTTTTCCATGACAGGAATAAACGCCGCTCCGATGCTCTCCTTAAGTTCATCCATCTGGATGCCAAAGTTCTTTAGACCGCCCTCAGCACTATTGGCAAAGGTCTCAGCAGCGCCGCCTACCGAGTTGTTAAGCGCCTGCATGATTTCATCGGCGCTTGAGGACGAGTCAATTACGCCTTTAAGCGATGGGTCAAGTTTGATCAGCGCAGTGGTCTGGCCTGCAAGGGCTTTAGCGACCGCGACGCTGGCGGTTTCCATGTCAATGTTTTTGGCTGTAGCCAGATCGGCAGTGACCGCCATTGCTTTTTGCGACAATTCAAGCGAGCCTGTAGCGCGCACAAGGTTTGCCAAGGCTGGGCGCAGCTGATCGTCAGCCATCGCGGTCTGCTTACTAAACGCGCTAATGGACTGCTCGACAGCTTTGATCTGGGCATCTGTGGCCTGTGTCGTAACGCGTAACTGGCGAGCCAACTCAAGCTGTGCAGCCTCATCTTCCATTGCTGCTTTTGTGGCTAGACCGATGCCAGCCGTTAAAGCACCAAGCGCAGCAGTGGCAGGCAGAAACGCTTTTTTGAGTGCGAAGCCTGTCTTTGCTCCTACGCCGTCAAGTTGCTGAAACTGTTTGATGGCTTTGTCAACGCCGCCGCCTTGAAACTCGCTAATAATGGGGATTGACAGTGCCATTAGTTCAGGTCTTTCTGTATTTGGTTAATGGTCTTGAGCACCATCTTTTCCATTTCGCCCTCAATGCCACGTCGAGCTTTATAGACCGCTGGGCCAATTAGTCGAGTCCTACCCGGCATTGCCATAGCAAAGCCGCGCTCACTGCTTACAAAGTCAAGCGATTGACCTAATCGATTAGTTGTCTTACGTCCTGCGCCCTCAAAGATTGCAGCTGCTTGGTTCTTTTGCTCGATGAGGATTACGCCGACAGCGTTGCGTCGAGTGTCAAAGCGCATCTTTACGCCTGACTGTGCCCCCGAGACCGTAAATGGAAATACCTTGCGGCCTCGATCATTCCATTTGTATCGCATGTGAGATAGCGGTATTTGCGTGTATGCAGCCTTCGCAGCGTTAATGGCTGGCTGTGCAATCGCTGTCGCGTCAGCCTTAAAGTCTTTTTGCAGCTGTGGGTCAATTTTGCGTAGGGCGTTAATCGTTTCTTTAAGACCGACTACTTCAACGCTGTGAGAGACAGGCATGGCTATCGCTTCTTGTGCATCTGCTCAAGCACATAGGTGACGGTGTTCAGGTCTCGCATAGTGAACTCGATCTCCTTTGGCCAGAAGCCTGTTAACGCTAGGACTTCGCAGAGGCTTCGCCGCCAAGTCCCTCGATGAAAGGGGTCTCGTCGACTAGCTCGTTGATAGGTGTAATGGTCATGTTCGGGTTTTCGTTTACCCACTCGCGCCACGTTGCAGGCACTTTGTCCCCAGCAAGTTTGCAAAGAGTAAAAGCCCAGCAACACATGTCGCTAAACCCGATGCCTTTGCCGTCAGCTGACCGACGGTTTTCTGTTTTTTCCCAGTCAACAATGGCAAGCATGTTTGTGGTCATCTGGCGTGCTGGCTTACCATCGCCAAGGTCAATAGAAAGTTTCACTTGCATAGTTTCTCCTTTGTCGGGCAAGGCTCCGCTTGTGCGGTCTTGCTAGTTATGTTTCTCAGCGGCTTAAGCCGCAAGATCATGCGACTGATTTTGTTAGCGCGCCGCCAGCAAAAACCAGATCAATTGTTGAAAGCTCACCAAGGGACGAATTGATTGGTGTGTGGCTTGCTAGATAAGCCTGCACTAGTTCATATTTTGGCGCGCTGGCAGTAGGTGTTGTAAGTGCTGCTGTCGTAGTTGCAACGATGACATCGACGTTTGTGCCAACCAAGCTGTAAATGCTGGCTTCGGTTTCTCCAGCGGCGTAGCTCTGATACAGGGTCACAGTAATTGTGTTGTTTTGCAAACCTGCTGTGAACTTGCGAGCACTGTCACCAAAAGCAGTATTTTCTAACTGTTCTTTTGTAAACGTCACAACGGCATTTGTGCACTGATCGGTCAAGTCGACTCCGTTAATTTTTAATGCTGGGTTCGAGAGATATTGCGTTGTAGCCATGTCTATTGCTCCTTGGGTTCTGATTTGACTTTAGATGATTTCTTTACGCTGTCGGTGGATATCAGGCCGCCGTCGAGCAGTGCGTCAATGTTGACACCGTCCTCTGGGATGAACTCGTCGCCCGGGGTTCCTAGGCGTGGGCTAATGATGGTGTACATGGTTTCTCCTTATGCGCTTTGGGCTTGTATTCCACAGTCAAGGTCATAGCAAGGGAATAGCTGCCCACCAATTTCTAGGTTGCTGGGACGGCCTGCCATGACGATGATCGGACTGAGTAAAACTTTGCTGACGATGTCGAGGATGCTGCGCAGTACTGGTAGGCCTGCTGGGCCTGAGCCGATGACCTTGATTGGGAAGTCCATGCGGATGATGTTGCCATTGCCAGCCACGGTCGTAAAGGATGGCGCATCTATGTAAACGCAATTAGGAACAAGGCGGGTCGGATCATTTACCACTCTGAGGCCAGTGACTGCCGTGAGTGTGGTCGTGAGGTCGTCTATAGCCTCGTTGAGAGCGTCTGTGTAAGCCATTAGGCGCAGGCAGGCCTGTCGATGCCCAGCAACTGTTTAACGATCGGTGTGAGGCTCTGCTGAGGAGCTGTGCCCATTCCGTCAAAGGATGCAAAAGCGTTCTCAAGTGAGCCACGGCTGCGCCAGAGGGCCGCGCAGTACATGAGTGTGCCTAACGTCTGATCGCCACCTGGGCTAGTTGTCAGGCTGTCAATGTAACCAGCCTCTTGGCGGCGACGGTAACAGAACTGATTGCCAGCAGACACAGCCTGCGTAATAAGCGTGTAGTCGTCCGATGGGTTTGTGATCTGCACACCCAGATATGTCACCAGATTGGATGCCGATACCCATGTGCAGGTCAGCGTGTAGGTAACTGTGCCGGTGGCTGCGACTCGATCAACGTCATCTGCAACCTTGGCATACAGCACTTGGTTAGCGATTGGCTCGTCAATGTCGTAGAGCAGATCGCCTTGAGTGTCTACACCTACATAGCGGTACTGAGGTAATGCGCGGACTGTGTATGTGCCGTTAAATGTGGCATCTACTCCAGCGACTGTGATTGACTCGCCGACTGCAATTTCTGTGGGGGTCAGTAATTGCAGTACGGCAAAATCATCTATTAGGTACTTGTTAGTGACGCTGTATATAGCCATGAGCGGATGCTCCGCTTCTGACTAGGCCAACGCGATTTTTTGTACTTGCTTGGCGTCAGCGACAAAAAGACTTGCATAGCCGTGGTAGCTGAGCACTTTGCCGAGCGTAGATGGTTCGTCTCGTGACAAGAGGCCCCTGATGCTCTCATAAAACTCGATCGCTGCGCCGCGTGCGACAACCATCGTGCCAGCAGCAAAGTTGCGATCTGCTACAAGGTTCAAGCCAAATGGATTGAATGTGTTTGCAACAGTGACGTTTGCAGCGCCCATGCCGTTAACACCCATGAGACCAGCTGCACCGACGTACGGGAATACTGGTCGCTTGTCTGCGTCCAACTGTGCGCCCAATGCTTGCCAAACTCCAGGAGCCACAAAGATGTGATCTGGCAGGAAGTTTGTGTCCAACAGAATGTTGTAGGCGGCGGTGTAGATAGCCGAAATTAACGATGATGGATCGTTTGCTGTGACTGTCCATGTAGCGCCTGATGCAGTTGCTCCTGCAACAAGACCATCAGCAGCAAGGTTGTCGGAAGCCTGCATGTACTGGCCCATCAAGTCGTTGATAATGATTTCCATTGCACCGGGCGACGAAAAATCAACATCCTGAATTGAGAGCTGGACTTGCCCAGCCAGGGTTGTCTTAGAAATTACGTTTGACGCAATTACGGGAGTTGTTGCAGATACTGCTGTGAGTTCAGTGCTCTGCGTTGCTACCGACGTGTGAGTTGTCCACGTAGGCCTGATAAAGGTTTTTTGACTTCCGCCATCTGGATAAGCGCGGGCGCCGACAGCAGCAACTACTGGACGAATTGACTGGTTCAAGTTCTCGAAAACAGGCCCGAGCACTGGAACTGGCAAAAGACCAGGAGTGTCAGTGGTAAGTACATCACCAGCGGCTGCTTGAAATGCTGACTGCTTTGAGCGCATGAAATCGCGTGCAGCAGCAGAAACGTTCTCGAAAGTTGTTCCACCGATGTGCATTGCTGCCATGTACTCGCCAGGTGTTGGCAAGTTAAATTGGCGCTTTGGTTGTGCTGGAATTGCAGCTGTAGGAATGGTTGCCTCAACTGCTGGGACGGTTACTTCTGACATGGGTTCTGTCTCCTCTGTGGGTTCTTGTATTTCATTATTATCGGTCTCTTCGGGTTCGTGGTGGATACTCGCGGCAACGGTAGCGATATTTGCCATGTCTCCAAATGCGCCTACGGGGACGAGGCTGAGTTCTGTCCAGGTGGCAGACTCGATGATCATTGTGCCGTCGTCGTCATATGAGAACTTTTGGGGGGTCACACCGACACTTACTTGGTCAATGACGGTCTCTTGCAGCATGATCATGGCATCCTGGCCTTGAGAACTGGCGCTGATTTTTGCGCTAAATAGCATTCCCTCTTCGGTTTCTACGCGCTCGGTAACGATGCCTACTGGCATAGATGCGTCGTGGTACATAAAAAGTCTTGGGGCTTTGCCTGTGACTGGCAACGAGCCAGGGCGAAAGATCACGGCAGTGCCATCAGAAACTACGGCAGGCACGTTATAAGGAACTGCCGTTCCTGAAATTGAGCGGCGCGGCGTGTCTCCTGCGGCAGCGTCGAGCGTAAAATCTCCTGCAATTAGTTTGATCATCGGTTTGCTAACTCCTCTTGAGTGTTTTCTTGTGGTTCTTCTGCTTGATCTGCTAAATAGTTTTCGGCAAGATAATTTTCTGCGTCAAACTCGACGTAAGTTCCCATCGGCAAAATGCTGTTCATACTAAACGCTTCTGCAATTGCTTCAGCGTAAAGTTTGACACCAAAAATGTAAAGGTCTGCGCGCGCTTGCTGTGATGACTGATAGGAATATGACCCGGTTGAAACGCCGACCAAGTATGGCGGCACGTTGCCCAGTCGAGCCATTTCAAGTGCGCTGTAATTTGCAGACTCGATTAACAGCATTTTGTCTGGTGACATTGTTGTCGCTTCATAAGATAAAAACTCGTTAAGCGCAGCGGTTTGATTAGTGGCGCGTGCAGCGTTAAACGCAGCTGCAAGATCAGCTAGTTCTTGTGCGCTTAATGGTTCGCCACCAGTTTGTTTAAGGATGCCAGCAGGGATGGACGACGACGCATTGCGATTGCGCGCGGCCTCAACTTTTAGCGCAGTTTCTACTGCTGACACACTTGTGTACACAAGGCCTGTGGTCGGTGACAAGATTTGCAACAGATCGCGTGTGTCGAGTTCTACGCCGTTGAAGTAGACCTGATTGCTTGGCGCGAACCAGACGGGACCTGTCTGGTCGGTAGTCGTGATGGAGCCGACTGGTAGCCGTTGGTAGGACGCAGGAAAGCCGTCAGCCGTCCTCGATGTGATGTGGATAATGCTTCTACCGAACATGTAGAGGTCATCAAAAACCCAGCTAAAAAAATGGGCGTAGGTGTTTTGTGGATCGGGTTGACGCATCCATGATCGAGGCGCAATGTAATTCTTGACCATGCGTTCGCCGTCCCAGCTCATGTTGTATGCGCGCAATGGCATACATGCGATGACTGATGCAAGCAGATCGCGGCAGCGTGACACCGCTGGGATGGTCATTAACTGGTTTCGTGCTTCGCCTTCGCGCCACGAGTAATACTGATTAAACACATTTACCGCGCTGTTCGGGTTAGCAAAACTGTTAGCCCCAGCAGCTGCTGCTTTTGCAGGCGCTGGACTGATTGCAGCCTTGTTCACTTTGCGGTCAAATAATCCCATGCCACAACATTACAGACAGCGGCGCTGTGATGGTGGCACTCGATCGGCCTATCAGTTCCCGACGAAAGGCTAGGTACATCGACCGAGTGCCGAGGGTATGTTACTGATTTACAGTGACCAGCATGGGCTTACCTGACACAGATGGACGTGAGCAAAGTGCTGCCGCCCAGATCATGCAGCGACACAACTCGATCGGCCCACTAGAACGCTGCGAGCTAACTGCGACTGAGCCCTGACTTCTGACCGCGACCGCGCGCTGGACATGCTCAGCAAGTTGGGTTGAGCCGTCATGTAGCAGCATTTTTTCCGCTATTAGGTTTCTTACTGTGGGGGTGTATTTCAGTATTTCGCCGTAGCCGACAATGACCTTTTTGGTCTCTAGGTGTCGAGGCCACTGGATGTCAATGCTGGGAGAGATAGCAAACTTGCAGCCGTCGGCAGTAAGCCGATCAACCTCAAGCAAGAGAGCTGCAAAACTGTCCACGACGAAAGCCACGGTCACAACGATGCGGCGATCGGGCAGGGCCACGGCGCGCAAGCCAAAGTATCGGCTGTCGTCCATGCTGGTCTCGATGGCAACGATGCCGCCTTTTGGTATGTCGCCTTCATGCTCAAGTGCAGGCCAGACCCCGGGTGAAATCCATGATCGGTCGCTTGCTACCCATAAATTTACCGCACTTCTTAAAAAATTTGCGCGGTCAGGGTTTTGTGATTCTGCCTCAATCGTTGACATCTCCAAAGTGTGACCAAGCGCAGGGTTGCCGTAAGCCCAAGCGGCAGGGGTCATTGGGTCAAGATCAGGCGGCGGCGACCACTCGGCGAAGTACAGCGACGATCGCTCGCCTCGATCTATCGCGCGCAAGCCTTGCTCACGCCAGCGCAAAAAGGCCGTACTCGATTCAATTCCAGCAGTTGACCAGCACGACAGCAGAGGCGATTTTCGTGCGCGCATAGATGGGATTAGACCGCCGTCAATAGCGAGCTGCGACATGTCCCAGATTTCGTCTGCCACGATCAGATCGTTGCTTGTGCCGTGACCTACCGATGGCTTTGCCGCGCGTACCGTCCACTTGCTGCCGTCTGGCATTGTGACCGAGTTGCGACCGTAAGCCTTTACCGATGTTGCTCCAAAACGATCGACTAACACTGGGGCGAGTTCATCGAACAGTGTGATGGCCAAGTCCAGTCTGTTTGCCGTTGTAAGAACGGTTTGTTTCTTTCCCCGTATTTTGGGCATCTCTGTAAGCCAAAATCCGACGAGGCTACCTAAGCAAGTTGTCTTACCATTCTGGCGCGCCGTAGAACAGATCGAGGTGCGGTGCAACAGTTCACCCTGCTCGTCATAAGCTAGCTGACCGTTAAGAACGTGCACCTGCCAAGGCATAAGCGTTATCCCTAGATGCTGTTCTGCCCATCCCTGCACATCGCTCCCATACGACCCGGCAGCATCTTTGACGATCGTTTCCAGTCTCGGTTGATCGTGGCCAGTTACCGCCAGTTCAGGCTGGTTGCCATCAGATAGAGGATGGAGTTGGGTCGGGTTCTCCTTC